ATGGGGTAACAAACCTTAGCGCAAACAGCAATGTAGATTCATTCTCTACATCGCAGAGTTACGGAATGTGGTTTGTACCACCAGACGTTGGTGTGCAAGTTATGGTGATGTTCGTGAACAACGATCCCGCCCGCGGGTATTGGTTTGCTTGTGTACCACACCAAATGATGAACCATATGATTCCGGGTATTGCACAACGCGGCGCATCAATTGCAGATGCCCCAGATATGGACCCAGTAACAGAATACGATAAGCAAGCCATTGGTCAGTATACAAATCCGCAGGATATACTTTCCGATCCAAACAAGACGCCATCACATCTTATTCAAACAACGATATTGGAAGCACAGGGTTTGGCTAAAGACGAAGCCCGTGGTCCAAGCATGAGTACGGTTCGTAGAGAAAGTCCGACTGCGGTGTTTGGTATTAGCACACCCGGTCAGCCGACAGCTCGTATGGCCCCTACCCCAACTATCAACCCAAATCAATACCGTATCGTAACTGGACGAACGGGTGGTCATCAATTTGTCATGGACGATGGTGATGCACTGGGGCAAAGTCAGTGTATTCGTATTCGCAGTTCAAACGGTGGCATGGTACTGATCAACGACACGATCGGTTCGGTTTACGTGATCAATCAATCTGGCAATGCATGGGTTGAAATGACAGCGAATGGTCGAATCGACGTATACGGCAAGGGTAGCGTCGATATCCATTCACAGAAAGATGTCAACATCACAGCCGATAACAATATCAATATGCTAGCCACGAATAACTTCAACCTCGTCGCAGCAAATATCAATACAGAAGCAGTGGAACAGCGACACTACGGAAAGGCGAAGTTCTATACACGTAGTCCAGATACTATGATGGAAAGTGACAGCCTGACTCTTGTAGCCAAAAAGACGGCAGGCGGTGGCGCAACAACGAGTGCTTATGGAAGTGGGTTGTCTATACAGGCTGATAACGGTACAATGCAGTATGTCAATGAACTCAAGACAACTGCCGGCAATGACATCACATTTGAAACCAAGACAAATTTCCAGGTCAAAGCAACCGGCGTCATTACGCTAAACAGTGCGGGCAAACTGGAGCTAGATGCTAAGTCTGGTATATACGAAGCTTCGAAGACGGGTTCTGGTACTATCGCTGCATTGACACAAGACATTGACACACAGATGCAGGCACAAGATACACACGGGGATACCAAACACCCAACTGGCTGGACACCTGCTAGAAACTGGTTTGACGGAGCATCTACCGCAGTGCCGGCGTTGGACAAGGCAGATCGTACTACTGCGGTTGTTGACATACCTAAGCCATACAACTCTGGTGTTCAACAAAGCCATGTGCCAGTTACCCCACAACACGAACCATGGAGTGACCATGAAATCAACTCGAGCTCATCGGTTCCGCAGCCAGCAACCGGTCTTGCAATCGGCGCCCCGTTATTTGCAGACGGTTCTGGTGTAGCATTCCCAGATGACACAACTGGCATTACATCGGGCAGCATCGCATTCGCATTGAGTGAACCACTGGCTAGTTTCTTGTCTGATATGAATATAACCTTTGCTGCATTCAGAGAAGATTATGCGGCAACGGCATCACGCGGACGGTATCAAACGTTACCAAATGGGGACCCAATGGTAAACCCCAATGGATACATCGGACGGTACCAGATGGGAATGGCTATTCTGTCTACTCTAGGGGTAACAACCTCATCATCTCAGTCGTTAGGATCGGCTAACACTGCATCAAATTGGACACCAGCGACGAAAGAGATTCTAGCTCCAAGTTTTGGAAACACGGCGATATTCAGTCCACCAAGTACACCACAATTTGGTCCGGCTTCAGTCGAAGGATTCTTACTCGACACCGCCCTACAAGACAAGGCGTTTATCGCAGCCTGCTACACAAATTTCCTGTCATTGAAATCTCTAGGTATCATTACAGGCGCAGTAACGGAAACGGCAGCAGATCGTGCGGGTTGGCTCAAACTATCACTACTCATGGGCATAGGTAACAAAGGCTCGTTCTCTAAGTTCAGTTCAGGTATGAAATTGACAGCAGAGCAGGCCCGTACATTGACGACAGATGCAAACGGTACTGGTAATGGGGCAATTGGTTTGTTCGTACATTGGAAGGTGCTGAAACAAGATCCGAGCTCGCACGCATCCCATGATCCAGGGGGTGGAACAACGTATAAATACTTCACACAAGGTAGTAAGACACAATAATGGCAACCAAAACGTTCATAGGGTTTAGCACAGCACAAACCATTACACCTGCCACTTCGCTGACGGATCTTACTCTTATCAAGCAAGACATCACGAACCATTTTGCAATTAAGCAGGGTGAGAAGTTAGAGAACCCCAATTTTGGCTCGCTCATACCGTACCTACTATTTGAACCCTTTAGTGATGCTGTAGTTACAGCGATTGAAGACGAGGTTGAGCGCATAGTCAACTTTGACCCACGTTGTCACTTGGACATTGTATCGGTGCAGCAAAATGCCGAGGGTACGGGTGTTACAGTATCAGCATCTATCACCTACATACCATTTTCGGCTAGCGATACTACCACCTGGGAAATGCTTGCTGGCGGTTCGATTCGAATGACTAGCTAATATAGCAGTCAGACTAATAAATCACCCAGTTTTTCGTGGTAATAAATACACGACAGGACTAACATATGAGTGATACATCTAAAATTTTTGCAGTTGAAGATTGGAAGAAAATATACCAAGCTTTCTCCCAAATCGACCTTAGCAGCTATGATTTCGACAACCTACGTCGTGTATTACTCGACTATGTAAAGAACAACTTCTCAGAAGAGTTCAACGACTTCATTGAAAGCAGCGAATTTATTGCCCTCATTGATATGATGGCATACATGGGACAATCTTTAGCATACAGAGTAGATCTCAATAGCCGTGAGAACTTTATTGATACAGCCACACGCCAAGATAGTGTTATTCGATTGGCTCGATTGGTCGGCTACAACTCAAAGCGTAACATTGCAGCATCCGGTATGCTCAAGCTCACAACTATTCAGACTTCCCAGAACATAAACGATAGCAATGGTAACAGTTTACGCAACGTTCCAATCAGTTGGAACGACTCAACGAACCCAAACTTCCAAGAACACTTCAACATCATCTTAGGACAGGCAATGAGCTCGACCCAGGTTGTAGGTAAGCCAGCCCGTCGTGCCGTAATCAATGGGGTTACTACAGAATTATACGAGTTGAATAGCTTAAACACTAGCCCAGTCCTTCCATTCAGCCAAACAGTTGGTGGAGTGGCAATGAACTTTGAGATGATCGGGGCTTATCTTGATAGCGACGGTACACTAACAGAACGTGTTCCAGTACCAAATAGTGCCTTTAGCCTACTATACAGAAACGATGGGCGAGGCAACGGTAGTCCAAACACCGGCTGGTTCATCATGTTCACACAAGGCACACTATCAAGCACCGACTTTGGCGTAGCGGGCGCACTACCAAATCAGGTGCTCAGTATCAACGCCAACGGAATCAACAATACAGATACGTGGCTATTCGAACTGAATGCAGATGGAAACTTCACTGCACTCTGGAAGAATATTCCTGAAGTAAGCGGCAACAACATCATATACAACTCGATTGCACAAAATATTCGTAAGGTCTACTCGACAGTAAGCCGAGCAAACGACGCAGTTGATCTTGTATTTGCTGACGGCACCTTCGGCGATATTCCAAATGGTAATTTCCGTTATTACTATCGCACAAGCAATGGTTTGAGCTATCAGATCCGTCCAGCAGATATGACAAAGGTTAATGCTGCACTGACAACTCGTACTAAGAGTGGTGAGTTGGCGACATTGACTATGAATACATCGTTGCGCACGACTGTAAGTAACAGCACATCTGCAGAAAGCTTTAACGACATTAAGACTCGCGCCCCACAGAACTACTACACACAAAACAGAATGATTACAGCAGAAGATTACAATATCTATCCAGTAATCACAAATCAGAATGTGTTAAAGGCGAAGTCCGTTAACAGAACAAGCTCTGGTACAAACCGTTACCTAGACATCGTCGATCCGACGGGCAAATATAGCTCGCTAATGATGTTCGCCGATGACGGTGTTTTGTATAGAAAAGACTTTAACGATATCAACTCGTTCCCGTGGTCATCGACGGTAAGTGATATCACAGCGATTATTCAGGATCGCATTCGTCCATATCTGACCAATGAAGAAATGATCAACTTCTACTATGTGTATTTCCCAAGGGTTGATTTCTCCAGTACCGAGTTAGCATGGAATTTGTTGCATGATGACATTAACAGTCATGATGGCTACTTCATTGACTCATTTGGTACACCACAGGCTTTTGGTCCAAATGCAGGTTCCTATCCGTTTAACGTCGTAGCCAAAGATACCCTAACGAAATTTACTGCACCGGCTGGCAAATATTTTGACGCAAATAACGATTTACAGACCGGTACCCCTGGGGCAGGAGATGCGACATACTTGTGGACCAAGGTATGGAACATTATCGGTGACGGACGCAATAACGGTGCCGGCGCCCTGGGTAATGGATATGGTCCAGTTGTCCTAGCTGACAAGATCCCTACGGAGGCAATTATCTATCAGGCTATGCCTTCGATTGCTAGAGATTTGGGTAACGTAGAGGCAACCGTCTATACGGCGTTGTTGAATCAAGAAAACTTCGGATTGGGTTACAGTCAGAAAACAGCGAGCTGGTATTTCATTGATGGAAGAGATTTGGGATCGAATCAGGCGTTCAGCTTGACTAATGCACAAGACGTATCCAGAAAGAATCTTGACAGCAGTTGGTTGATGAAGTTTGAGTTCAGAAACAATACCTACAAATCAACCGTTCGCCTGCTACAAACAATTTTTCGAAGCGAAGCACAAACTAAGTTCTACTTTGACACCGCACACAAAGTAGTTGAACCACTAACAGGCGAAGAAGCAGACGATTGTGTATTTGTGCTCAAAACCAATTCAGATTGGAACAACAGCAATAAGCCATATCTAAATGACTCACAGTTTCACATTATTGGGAATATTCAAGATCTAGATGGTTTTGTAAGTCCAAATGAAATACGAGTTGGCTTCGCAGACCCAGACAACGATTCTGTTCCAGACGACTTAGACGTGTTCACCAATGTGGTAAACGTGTCTACCTTCTCTGCGGCCGCACAGAAAGACTTTCAGACAAATGAGTTCGTAACAATTTTTGAACGGTACACTGATTCGACGGGTTTCTACAGATGGAGAACTTACTCGTCTGCAAACGTGATTGTAGCTGATACCCCAGCAAATTTTGGTATCTATTATCCTGGTACGTCAACACCATACGCAGATGGGCAGTTATTCTATGCTCGTTCCACCACAAAGATGTATACCTGGGTCTCTGCTGATGGCACCTATTATGCGACAGCATCTTACAAGGCGTATTTTGGTAGACAAAATCTACAGTTCAAGTATGTGCATAATGCAGCAGATACTCGCCGTATAGATCCGTCCCTCGGTAACTTGATTGACATTTATGTGCTGACCAAGTCATACAACGACAACCTACGTAATTGGCTCAAATATGATCGCAATGATCTCAACAAGCCAAGTCCACCAACCAGCCAAGAATTGCGCAACCTGTTACTCAGCATTGAGAGTGTAAAGGGTATGAGTGATGACATTATCTACAATCCGGTGGTGTTCAAAATCCTATTCGGTTCCAAGGCTGCACCCGCACTACAAGCAAATTTCAAAGTTGTGAAGAACGCCTCCACTCTGGTGAGCGATAACGAGGTGCGTAGTAGAATTGTTAGCGCAATTGACCTATTCTTTGCAAACGCAAACTACGACTTTGGTGACACATTCTACTTTACAGAACTTGCAGCGTTTGTCCACTTGCAGCTATCTGGTTTGATAAGTAGCATTGTTCTGGTACCTGATAGCACAGACACACAGTTTGGTGACTTGTTCCAGATTACGAGCAACCCAGATGAAATCCTACTTCATGACGTAACAGTCGATAACATCATAATCGTGTCTAGCGTGACACCTGCTTCGATCGCGAATTAACAACTATGGCTAAAGCATTTCAAAGAAGTTACAAGTTTCTACCTGAGGCATTTCAATCAAGTCTCAATCGTCGATTTTTGTCGTCGACGATGGACCAAATGGTTATTCCAGGAGAGGCACGACAGCTCAATTACTACGTGGGTCGCAAGTATGCAAAAGGTGCAACATCAACAGATAGATACCTATCAGAAAGTACAGCACTACGTAATGCATACCAACTAGAAGTTGGTGCGGCATCTGTTGACGCCGGTGGTAACTATACGTTTGGTGCAACAGCGGAAGACTTTATCAATAGTTTAGGATATTATGGTGTTGACAAAACGGATCTTCGAAACATACTGTCAGATGATTTCAAACCTGCAGATTTCAAGATTGATCTAGACAAGTTTATTAACTACGGCGAATACTACTGGCTTCCAAATGGTCCACAGGCTGTATTACTGGACTTTAGTAAAGACAACGAACTTTTCACAAAACTATCAGCACTACATACGGGAAATGACACCTATTTTGACACCGGATCATTCTATGTTACTAGTGACAATCATCCGACACGACTCCCAGCTAATCCTGTCGACGCCTTTCCGAATACACTAGTCGGCCGTACAATAGCAGATACGCTATTGTCATTCCGCATTCCACTATCGCCG